GGAGGGTGCCGTCCCAGTTGTCGGCCTCGCCATTAACCCTGATCTTAATTTCGACTACGAGATTTCTAATGCCTGATCCCATCTTAAATTCTCCGCGGTCTATCGCCGTAACGATGATTACCGACTGAACTTCCTGATCCAGAGGTTGATTGTCCCCTCCGATTGCTCCGCCATAGTCGTGCTTCCTGATAGTCTGCTGTTGCAACACCGGATCGCGCTGGAAATCAGCGATGATGGAATCTTCAAGAAGGCTTTCGATGCTCATTTTCCAATGAAGCTGCTGAACGACAAAGCCAAACTCGGATTGGATGGATCATCCACGAACGTGTTCTCCGCGCTCAATCCACCGGGAACGAATTCCTCCGCGGCATTGGCGCGACCGGTTATCTGTCGATCTTTCCCAGCGAGGTTGATAACGTCGCCAGTTTTCGGAAGTCCGTTAGTTGGGAAAAGGTTCTTGTTCGTGACCAAGACATTCTGATCCGCATTCACGACACAACCGTAGGATTGCCCGTTCCACTTGAACATTGTCCCGGTCACCGAGAAAGCATCCGCAAGCGCTGAAACAATGTCGTCCGAGAGTGCTGACATACGTTAAGAGAGGATGTGTCAAATCGGCAGCCTAGGTGGAAATTCGGTCTTCGCTTCCACTGTCGCGCGTCCTCCTGCTGCGTTTAGTTTTTCAATAACCTCTTCCAGTGGGAACACCGCAGATCCTTCATGGCGAAGCTGAATGCGTGTGTCGAGCATCACTTTGAACCCTAATGCTCGGGCTTTGTCGCAAAAATACCAGTCCTCTGACAGAAATTCTTTGTTGACGACTCCAACCTGAAAGAAATCCCATTCATCGTGCCCATGATTGGTGTAATGCTTTGACCAATGCGGATTGTCTTCGCCGCAGTCCTTCATCTTCTCCAGTACTGATCGATGGATGCGAAGGAAGCCTGTGCCAGCGCGGGCGATCTCCTGATATCCTCCGCACTCGGTTTCAATGTGATTAGGAAGCGTGTTTATGCATGGCTCGATACCCTTGGACTTCTTGCAGTAGATCCCCGCTAGAATTAGCTCATCGCTTTCCATTGCAAGGCCGATGTGATGCTCGTCAAAAATGATGTCCGAATCGATGAACCAGATGTAATCGCGCTTTGTTTCGCGAAGGAAATGCGCTGCTGCACGGTTGCGCGCACGCGAAGGCAAGCTGTCGCTGAACCTGTCAATGTGCAGGTCTCTATCCTTAAACCCACGGAGAATCGATAAGAGGAAATTAGCCCGGATCGACCCGTGACCGTTATCGATTAAAGGTAGGAAGATGCTTTTGTTATCCATATTTCTGCTAGGTCGTCCATGATCTGTTCCTGCTGCGCCCATCTTCGGCTGCCGTCCATGCGATCAGTCGAAAACGTCGCCATTAAAGTGTTTTCCACCGTGATTCCGCACATTTGCAGCCAGCCGGACAGCATCGTTTCAGGATGAAATGGGCATCCGTGTTTAAGTAGTCCATCGATCCCGCTGTAAAGATTGAAGTAGGTTTCTGCGGCTTCTCGACCCATTACAGCTAATCGATCATTGATGCCGCCGAACTTTCCCCACCAAGGAGCGAACACCCATCGCGGGCGCATTCCTAAAACGTCTAAATCAGGCGGTGCAAATCTGTGAATCCAAAGATCAGGCCTGATGCGAATGATTACGTCAAATGATTCTGTGGCCTCAGAGGAAGCAAAGAAATCCCATACCTTTTTGTTTCCCCAATGTTGCAGCATTAATTTGTCATGAGTGGTTGCGTTGGCGTATGGTGCAAAAGCCCCTTTATCTGGTGCTATTTCAGGGAGATCGGAAGGGTCATCGTAAAATTCAGCGTGAACATTCTTATAATCAGATTCTAAGATTTGACCGTCATACATCTGGTCGTCGCGGCAGACAGAGAGAAAGAAATGAATGTCAGGCTCGTAATGGCGAAAGATGTGCCATTTCTGGGTTGGATAGCATTTCTTGAAGGTCCGGAGTTGACCTGAGATTAAGACGGCAGTTTTCAAAACAGCCACTCCTCTATTGGAAGACCCTGTTCTTTGAACGTCCGCTCAATCTCCTCGCGCCTTCCGTATTTCGCGTCTGAAGGACAGGCATGGAATTCTACCCATAGTTTTTTAATCTTATTTGATCGATTGTTTCGTGACAGGTCTGACAGAATTGCATACTCGGCCCCCTCGGCGTCGATCTTCATGTGGATAACGTCATTGTCGTTGGTCATGTGTTTGATGAAATCGCATACGCTAAATACCGGAGCCATGATCTCGTAACCGTTCGACAGGTTGCTCGTTGACCGCATACCGGATAGCCGTTCCTCGAACGAATCTCCAAGTGCATCGTCTTTCTCGAAGAACCGAACGACTGCGCTTCGGTCAGACAAACCGAATGGGCAAACCTTCACTACAAACCTGTCCCGCATCTGCTGGGATTTGGTGAGTAATGCGGAGTGATGCCGCGGCGACGGCTCAAAGCACCAGACTGTCCAGCCGTCGTAAATGTTCGTAGTGCATAGAAATTGGTCGAATGTTTGACCGACATTGGCGCCTACGTCAAAGAAATGACTGCTCATCTCCGTAGATGCCTTTCGGTCGCTCCTTTATCGAACTCAATCTTGAAGCTACAACCGCTGCCAGCGTGCGGGTATGTTGGTGCGTAATGGTAGCGCAGTACGCAGTTAAAGAGATGCTCTAGCCCCTTTGCAGCCCCGCGGCGGTGTTCTCTGGGCGTGTCTACGCTTCTGTTATTGTCCTCGATTATGAACGAGCAGGGAAGGTCGTTTGCCTCCACGAACATCGCAGCTTCGTAGAAATGCCCTTCCTCTTCGCCACCGTCTCCGATAAAACACCAGACTTTAGGAAATTCATGTCCTCCTGGTAGATCCCATTGCTGTTTTATGGCCCACGCAACGCCCGCAGCAATCCCGCAGCATCCGGAAAGGACAGCGGAACATAGGAAATTGTGTTTGCGGGAATAGACGAACATCGAATCGCCTTCCTTGATGCGCTGAATAAGTAGTTCCGGTTCGATGCCGGCGAGAAGCGCATGATAGTGAGTTCGATGCGTCGAGAATATCCAGTCGCCTTCTTTGATGTCGCTGAAGATGTCGAGAAGTTGCTGCTCGTTCCCGCCGCACAAATGAACCAGGGACGGGAGCTGCCCCTGTTCCCAAAGCTCCCGAATCCCTGATTCAAACTCGATTAAAGATTGCGCCGTCATCATTGTTCCAGGAAGGACTTAAAGTGTTCGTGTGCAGCTCGGTGGACCCACTGTGTATTCCTCCGCCGGTGACTGCTTGCGCGAGACTCGGCTTTATGTTCAGCCACGCTCCGAACTTGTCTCGGTCGATCCCGTGTTTAATTGCCCATCGGTTCCAGACAAGATTGAGTGAGTGACTGAGCATTCCGTCATCGATCATTTGTAGCTGGCGGAAATATCCGCTCTGCGGATAAGCTGGGTTATCCTGCGGGTCGAAAGCTTGATTTATCATGCCGATAAGTTCCGGAAACTCATTTGCGATCTCGCAGATGCGCTCCCATTTGAGGTAACAGGTCGTCGCTGTGTTGCTTGCCAATTCAGTAAATCGTCCTTCGGCTCCCGGCTTCCAATCGCTCTTATACAATGCGGATCGGTTCACGTTATCCTCGCCCATCTGCATCTTCATGGATTCAGGGAAAATCTGGTTGCGATGATAGTCGTCGTATGCATTCGCAGCGTCGTAGCCGACAATCCCAAGACACATTCTGCCGTGTTCCGTGTTTTCGAATACGTCCAAAACCGTCTCATAAGCGGTCATCCTGAAGATGTAATCACTTTCTGCGATGAACCAGTATTGAGGCATAAAGGTTCGCGCGTAACCAAGCGCAATCTTTCCGGAGTGAACCATGCCCATGCTCCGGCTTTTGCTCAGGATGTTGAATGGAACCGAAAAGTTGCTATGCGCTTGCGACTGAGTTAAGCGAAGGACGCGCGCGACCTCTGGATTCCAACCGTCATTCGTCGCAAGAACTTCGCAATCGTGCTGGACTGCGTTGCCCATGATCGTCGCAAGGCTATGCCTCAATATGTCTGGCCGATCATAGCAAAATATGGTGACGAAAATCTTCATGGAGATTTAACGATGGATATTTTTAGGTGGCGCGTTCCCTTCGGCTCGCTTGCTCTGAGTTGTTTTAGAGTTTTGTAAACGAGAAGCATCCCATCAGAGTTGCACACAGGTTGTACTTCTACGGGAAAGGGTATATGAGCAGTAAGTTTGTCCCACCGTTGTAATCTCATTGCTACGTAAAGCGGACGTTTCATTTGTCCATCTCAATCATCACGCGACCGGCTTTGCCATCGCGCATGAGCTGGATTCCTTCGTTGATTTGATCGAGCGGTATTCGATGCGTGATGATCTTCTCGTAACCGTAGAAAGTTCCATGCCTGAACATTTCGACGTATCTCGGAATGTCTTTGGCTGGCTCGAATCCACCGGCTGATGTACCGTTCTTTTGCAAGGAAATATATCGTGTTCCGATGGGCTCACTACCAATGGTATCGATTACAATATCACTTAGAACTGGCTGCGTAGAAAAGCGCGTCATGCGCGAATAAAATCGCTCTACGAGTTTTTTTTTGGATTCAACCGAATCAATTCCTACGACTTCCCAAAGTTCAGCCTTTCTCATCGTCAAAGCGAATATAATCGATAGCCCAAGACCGCCGCACCCGATCACAGAAACGACGTCACCGATTTTAGGTTTGGCTTCGTTTTCAACGATTGAGACTGCTGTCGATAGAGCGCAACCAAGTAACGCCGCAAAGTCGTTCGGAATGTCGTGAGGGATCGACGTAACTCGATTTTCGCTCACGATTGAGTATTCCGAAAAGGTTGTTACCGCACCGGATTTAACGTTCCCATAAACCGCGCCATCCACATCACATCCTTCGCCTTTACGCCAGTGCATCACAACTTTGTCTCCGGGTTTAACCGTCGTCACCACATTATCGACTGCTTCCACTACCCCACAACCTTCATGGCCTAGTAGATGTGGCAGATGAGCGGGATCACCTTTTATCCCGTCTATTTCCTGAAGCTGTGAACCGCAAATGCCGGTGCAAATAATTTTGACCAGCACCTGTCCAGGCTGCAGTGGAGGAATTTCAAGATCCCGGATCGCCAATGGTTGACTGATCTGCTCAAGAACCGCGGCCTTCATCGCGCTGCCAGCTTTTTCTCTTTGTATTGACGCACCGCTTCAGTCCAAATTGGACTCATCGGTTCATCCGGAGCTGCGTCCAGCATCGAATGTTTAGGTCCACCGGTTCTGTATTCATCCAGCTTTTCGGGATGCTGGACTCTAGCAAAACCGCAGTTGGCGCAATGCTTATGGAAACCTGTTGCCAGAAGTTCGGCCGTGACGTCCTTTAACCGGATTGCAAGCGGTTCGTAACCAAATAGACGATTGCCCGCGGCGGCTGGAGAACACTCATAGAATCCGTGGTTATTGTAAGCGATTCCGCACATCGAACTTTGATAGCAACCAAGCATATAGTCTTCGCCGGTATCAAGTGCGCTCACGGAGAACGGGACATGAGAACTGACAAGCGGCTTTCCATCCTTCCGGCTATTCTCGGGCGCGACGTTGTGCTTTGCGGCAATTTCCATTCGCTCCGCTACGATTTTGCTGAATCCGTTGGTGCAAACGAAAAGTCGGACGGTAGGATTCGATTTAAGCTGATATTCATGCAGCGCGATACAGATCTCTTCGAACTGTGGATGTAGCGTCGGTTCTCCACCATGCAAGACTAACCATTCCCACGGCCAATTTAACTCCGAGGATTGGTCGAGAAGATCCTGCACTTGTGAAACCGGCATCGTTTCATTACTAGGTGCCTGGGTTATCAGATTAGAGCAATGGACGCAGCGTAGGTTGCAACGGTAGGTAATGTGGATCTCAAGATGCCGAACGTTCGGGATATGACCTGTAGGAATCGCGTTACTCATTCGGATTGAAATATCAGTTCGGAGATGATCTCACCAAGGCCAATCAAAATAACTGCGTTCGCGTCGAAGTATTCGGAATTACCGCCGAGTGCCTCAATTCCTCGTTTCTCGGCTTCCATTAACAGATCACGACCGTTGCTTTTCGGAAGTTCTGAAAGCTTTTTCGTTTTCACATCAGATCCTTGTACTCGACCAGTGCCGTCGAAAATTCGTCGAGATGATCGAGCGCTTTTTCGTATGCCAATCCGATATATTTGGCATCTGGCAAAGAAATCACTGGAAACGAAACAAGTTGTCGTAAAGCTGGACTCAAATCCTGCGTATGCGTTTTTCCAGTGAACAAAGGCTTGTTCCTGTTTCCGACCACAATCCGAAGTATCATCGTTGGGCGAAACTCGCCGTGACTCATGGTTTCGATCTTATCAAGATGATTTACGATTGCGTCGAGAGCGTTGAGGATAAAATCCATGCGCTCAATAAACACCACAGGTTTCAGACCTTTAAGGGAGAGGCCGATGGCAAACCCAACCATTAGATTTTCAGCCACCGGCATCTCGATAAGTTGTGAATCTGAAACATTCTTGAGCGTCCCACCGGCACGCCCGCCAATCTTCACCCCATAACCCACGAACCGAACAAGTGGATCTTGCGCTAGGGATTCCATCGCTTTTGTGAGTTCGTCCCTGTAGGATAGAGCGACAGGAAATTCAGATGTGATCGGGCAGTTCGGACTATCAACGCTCGATGTCATAGCAACCCCTCGCCCTTCAGAACTTCCGCGGCTTCATCGATGGTCGCGCAATGCATCGTGTTCGGACTGAGGTTGACCCTCTCCGGCTCCAAAAGGATGATTCGATGCTTAACGCTCTCCTGATTCCAAATGTTGAATGTAGGCCAACTAGGGCCCGTGCTGACCATCAGGATTGTGTGGCAATAAAGACTTAGTCCGCCAATTTGCGTCACAGAATATCCGAAGCGTTTCGTACTCTGAAGATTCTTCGGGAGATCATCTGTTACAACGACTTTGAAACCTTTTGACGCAATACCGTTCGCCAGAATCGCCAATGCGTATTCATCATATCTTTGAAACTGCCCTGATCCCGGCGGGCTGTTAATTACTAGGACCTCGCAGTCAGTAATTCGGCTTGGACCGAAGCAGGTTTGAATCGCCGGATAATCGAACAGCATATCCTTCGCGCATTTAATCGGATTCTCGACGTTCATCCTATCCGACAGATACGGAAACCACGCTTCCACATGGAACTTTACAAAGTCGAGTCTGTCCGGATGCGAATACCAGAATTGCTTATCTCCCCGCCAAGCATTGATTGAATCACTCGGAGTCGTGTAGTTAAAGTCCTTTAGCTCGACGTTGGGAACATCAGCAACCACGTCCTGAAGCTGTTTCAGGTATTGCCATTGCGCGGCGTGAACGAACTGACGATCAGGATTTGCGAGCGCGACTTTGCGAAGGAAATGCAGATGCACAAGATTGTCGCCAAGGTGATAGGCGTTGTGCGTTCTGATTATCATAAGTCTGACATCTTCTCTATGCTTACGACTTTGCCGCAACGTGCGCAAAAAGATAACGAGAATACCTGAGTGAATTGGCTAGACCTGCGAACTGGGATGTGTCCGCAAAAAACGCACGCTAACCGGCGTAGCAAGAAATCGATCATCTGGTCTGCATCTGGTATTACCGCTTTAACGCATGAATTTCATCATGGCAAGAAAAAAAGCGCGAAGTCGTTAAACCTCGCGCTTGTTCGCCCCGGTATGGCAAAGAAAATTAGTTGGCAGGTTGAACCGGTGGTGGGTTAGGTTGTGGTGTCGGCGGAAGTTGTGTAGCTGGCGAAGGCTTTGGAGCAGGTTTCGGTTTTGCTTTGCCGTGGATAACCTTAGCCGCTGCTTTTTTCTTCGGCATAAACCTACGAGCTGTATTTCTTCTGCCCGATGACCCAGCAATCGATTGCTGAATTCGCCGTGGCTGATCCAGTGATAAGCCAGGTAAGATAGAGAAACTTGTTCGGTCCCGCGGTCGCCCCTGTCGCGCCGAATGCGCTCGAACGCAGATCGATGTTGGCGACGTTGTTCGCTGCAGTCGTGGAAAAGTTGGGCAGGTTTAGGACCCAGTTATTAGCGTTGGAAACGTTCGTGTCAGGCCCCGCTTTCAACGATGGCACGATAACCGTTCCCCCTACGCCCGTCCCGCAGGTCGTAAGAACCGTGAGGTTGCCCTCGTAATCAGCAACGTTTAAACCGGCCGAGCCGGAATTCGTGTTGATATTGGTTACGTTCTGGAGCTGCGAAATGGTTAACGCGCCCGTATAATCGACTGCTGCTGTTGCTGCCATAGTTTAGTTTCCTTTTGCTGTGACCAAAGTTGCTCGTGGAAATTCGGGATGGCATTGAGTGAGATGCAACGCCGTCCACTTATCGAATTCGTGAATCTCCCCTGCTTTCCCGATTAGTTGATCTTGCCCGCGAGGTTCGCTCGCGCCGCGAACTACGGTATCGTGCAGGAGTTTAACTTTAAGCGTGTGTGCGTTTGCCATATTATTGTCCGGCTGAATCGGTGCTGATTTCAAAAGCGGTGGGATGCCTGATTCCGCAATCTACCCATTGATGCATGGTGACTTCGATCTGCTCGGATTTCTTGAGGCTATAGGGATCTACAACCACATCCAGACCGGCCCATCGCGCGGCGATAAAGTCACTCCATACGCCATAGATCGATTTGTTGCCGGGAAGATTGTTGCTCATGGTCGCCGGATATCCGATCACCATGTTCTGAGCATCCCATAGTGGCGAAGCGGTGTTCGCGTAGGCGACTGTAGCTTTGAGTTTTGCGCGTGCTGCAGGAGAGAACAACCATGCCAGCGCACCGATGTCGGCGTTCGCTGTCGCAATGTCGCTTTCCTGAGTCAGAAGCTTGGCGAGGGTAGGAGTGGCCGAATAGGTGATGGTTCCTACTCCGGGAGTATTCATTATTCCCTGCGGTTCTCCGGCGATCCCGGCGCCATTAATATAAACGCGGTCGAGTTCGACTGCCATCGCTGCAACCAAGTCTTCGCGGACGAATGCTTCAACCGATAGACTTGCCTGATTCAAAAGCTGCTTCGTATAGAACGTGTCGGCGCCGAGTCTATGCGGAGTGAGCGTCAACTGCCCGAATGCCTGCGTGCTGGCCGTGACCGTCGCGCCTTCTGCGAGCCAATAGACCGTGCCGGTACCTGTTACCCTCGGGATGGCAACGTTATTGACCAGACCATCCAGATTGCGAATGCCCATGTTTGCGACGGTTGTTTTGACCCGCAGATATTCAATCAGAGAACCGGTGAGCAGATCGGTTCCGATCAGATAGCCACCTAGGTTCTGGACGCTGGCCTGTAATCCTCGCTTCAGAGTCCTGAATTCGCCCATGATGCGGTCCATCGCTCGGCTGTCGAGGTCGTGATCTTCAGCCATACTCGAACGGCTCATGTCCTCCGGTAGCGTGAAACCTTCGCGGTTATCCAGAACGCTGTCGCCAGCGGAACGAAGTTGTTCTCGCGCGGCGTCGCACGCTTCTTTCTCGATGCCGGTAATGCGCCCGTTATTAACGAACGCTTCCAAAATCAGTTTACGAACCGAGAAACGTTTTCGGTCGCCTTTGCTCATCCCGATGGAGTTGTCGGGAATCTCAACGTGTTTGACAGGATCGAATGCGTTAAGAGCCTCGGTGCGAAACTCCTCGAAGTTGGCTTCGCCCATCAGATGCTTCTGAGCGACCTTTTGTGATTCCTCGCGCCATTTCGGGTTCTTGATGGCTGCAACGAATTCGTTGATCTTTTTGCAGCGGGATTGGAAATCTTTTACCGCATCTCTGCGTTCGTTTTCCACATCGATATTCGACGTGGGATCAGTTACGGTTGGTTCAGGCATATTCGTCTTCGCTTTCGTGTTTCCGTTTTTGTCAACGGTTCCGACTTCTAAATCTTTGGTTTGCAGGTCACGACCCATGCCTACGCTCGGATCGGCGGGAACCGTGACCATCGAGACTTCATGTGGCTCCCAATCGGTTGCGGTAAACGTCTTTTCGTCCTTGGACTCCTCCATCTTATGGATTTCGTAACCGATGGACGCTTCTTGTAGGATTCCGTCTTGAATGTCCTGAAATTTCTCCTTGGCCAGCGGAGAGTTTCCAAATTTTACGGTGACGTTGAGTTTCTGTCCGTCAACGCCAGCCGACATTACCCGCCCGATATGAGCGTTGCGGTCGTGATTAAAAAGGAGGGCGCCGGCCCGGTTAAGGCGATTGAGTCGCACGGCGCCATCCTTGTGAGACAGGATCTCAGTTCCGAAAAAACGTTGATATGGTTGATCGGAGGAAACTGAAAGCGTTGCGGTCCTTGCTTCAGCGTCGATCGGGCCGAACTCGGCAGATCGAAACATCGCTGCCGGAATCTTGATCGTGCTCATCGCCTGTAAGGCGAATGTCAATTATCCTATTGATTTCACTAAAGCCCCTGCTACCCAATAACCAGCGCCAGCGATATGCGGGTCCGAATCAGGGAAGATAGGATTAGCCAGCAACACATCGGCATAGGTAGGCGTGATCCCAGCGTTATTGTAGACAAGACGTGAATCAACGAGCGTGATTGAGGCAGCGGCATTGAGACTTACAACGCAATTCTTTACCGTTACTGCACTTCCTGCTGAATCAATCATTACAGGAGTATAATTAGTGCTTGGACCGTTGATGTTAATGGCGAAACCCGGCGCACTGATATTTCCTTGAAGTTCAGGATTTCCAAAACAGAAAAGAGTGATTGGACCGGCTGAATTTGTAATATCTCCTACTAGAGAACTTATGATTTCCACACTTATTCCGGCCGCTGATGCAGCCGATATAGCTCCACTGTTGGCGGCAACATGCGTTAGAAAAATCGAGACCTGATTTGTGGGTTCGGTGCAGGTTAGACTGTTGTATGGCGTTGAATTCAATCCAGCGCCCAAGAACATTAGTAATTGAAGCGATGTTGTTACGTCCTCAGTGAATGAGTTATCACCTACGTCAATCGTAGGATTACTGAAACTTCCGGCCTCAATCGCGTCTATAGCTCCCTGAACGGTAAGGAATGGTTTATTGAGGTCGCCAACCGATCCGGTCGAATCACTTCCAGTCGGATCAACGCGCGCGATGTTGGATGATAGAAATGATCCTACGAAAAGATTTACGTTCGCTTTCTTAGTCGTTCCTCCCTGAACGATTGGCACAACATCCGGAGAAGCGATTGCGGTCGCTACTGGCAATTCTGAAATCTTCGTGTCGGCCATTTAGTCCAGTTCGATTGCAGCCATAATTAGGAATTCATCTTCGGACTCGAAATCATATTTCGGCCTGAAATCGTGCGGTGCCCAATATGGATATTGCTTTTTGTAAACTCTGCCGGGACGCAACGTATCGGGAATGAAGCATTCAGTAACGAGAAAAGCATCCCCTGATTCCGTGACAAGTGGATCGCCCAATTCGGTGATTAAGCGTCCACATTGCATTTTAATTCCATCGCAGCGTTGCGCCAGCGTTTTGAGCTTCAAGATCGAGCATATATTTGCTATTGAGTTTCAGCGTTCCGCTTCCTGTCTCGACCAGATATCCATAATCCGTTGCAGTGACCAACCATGCGCCTCCAGATCGGCCTCCTTTGGTTGCTCGAACGGGCTGCGTAGGCGGTACCGGAGCGGTTTGGGACCAGACCTGTTTCCAGACAGGATTCCAAATGTCCTTCCAATTTATCCCAATCGTCATACGCCAAACTCAGTTCCCGGTTGTCCGTCGCCGGTAATGGTCGTGCTATTAATGCTTTTCGTGTTCGCATCCACCTGATTAGCGACCGTGAATGCGAGTTTGTCGGTTTGTGTCTTGATTGATGTGATGTCCGCGTTGTCTGGAGCGGTGTAGTTCACAGCTAGAAGCGCGCTGTCTGTCCCGCGCATGTTGGTAGCGACCACATTTCCCCCTGATTGAAGTGCGGTCTTTGCTGCGTCATAAGCCGCAGTAAGCGTCATAGCATCTCCGGCCTGTGCCGCAGTCTTTGCGGGATCATATCCGCTCACAAGCGAGAATCCTGTCTTGTCGCCAACCAGCACGCTCGCGCCGATGTCGCGCGCTGTTTGCGCTGTTCCGGTTCCTGTTGGTCCGACTTTAACCATGTTCGAATCGGAGAGGCCTGTTGAATCGATATTGATTGTCCGTCCTGCTGTCGTAGGACGCAGGGCAGACCGATTCTGAATCGAGAAATAGCCTACGACTTCCCCGACAATCGAAACGCTGTCTGCTGTGCCGGTAGTTACGACAACGGAAAAATCATGGGCGGCAGCGTAGAAAGTTCCATCCTGGGAAGTGTCGATCTTGACCGAAACTAATCCGGCGACGTTATCAAATCCGGTTGTGAATGTGACCGTAACTCCCGCTGTGCTTTGCGTCGTGTTATCATCCTTGTAAACCGAAACCGCCAGATTTGCGGAGGTGATCGGCGCGCCGGTAGAAAACTGTCGGGTTGTAAAATGGAAATAGATGATTTGGCCGACTGCAATATCGCCTAAATTCATGCCGCTAACCCTCCATGCCCTGCGGTTCTAATTCCGCCACCGCCTGCTGCTGCTTGGTCGAATGTTACAATCAGCCCAGCGTATCTATTCGGTCCCAGACTGTGATTTATGTTAGCAATTCTACCGGCGGACGTATTAACAACGGCATCTAGGTAGCATATTCCTTTATCCACATTCGATCCCCCATTGTTGTTAGTCATAGTCGAATTTACGATGCTAAACGGCGCAACATTATTGAAAGCCCAATTTGTGTTCTGCGTTGAACTGTTTGTCTTTATTCCGATCACTCCTACATAAAGAGCGTTCGCGTTGGAGTTGGTGAGATTTCCCGTGTTCGCCGCATTGGTCGCGATTGTTGCAGCCGGAGTGGGTATGCCATCCGGTAGAATCAGAGCGCCGCTGTATTCCACCGCTACCGCTGCAACTTCATTCAAATTGCCGCCGGTGAGCAAGGCAATCGTTATTACCGTGTCGGCTCCGGTCATTATCCCATAGAAAATTTGGGTCTCCACGGTTGCACCAGTGGCTTCAATCGCACCCGGGCTTGCATTGTAGAATATTCCGTGAGCTGAAGTGACTTTAATCGGGGCCAATGCACCGCCGCAGACCCCTACGATCACCGTATTCCCAGCCGTAGTAGCACTTCCGAAAGTGAGGGCTAGTGAAGAGATATTTACCGGCGCTCCGGTGTTGTTAGATGTAGATTGAACGCGCGCGATTGCCATTTATTCCTTTTCGATGTCCATCCCGCTAAGTTTGCCGTCGCCGTCGCGCTTTACCTTGATCGCCTTCGTCTTCGGGATCTTGATGTCGTTCTTGATGGCAACGTTTGGAGCGGCCACGTTCACCACGACATCAGCCGGTTTCATTTCAGGCATCATCACTTTGGCGGCAGCAACGTGAACGACAGGGGATTTCTGTTCTGGGACATTCACGATTGGAGCTTCGACCGTTACCTGCGTTTCTTTTTGCTCGGGAAGATTGATCGTCATGTTTGGAGCGGGAGTAGGGCGCGACATGGCTAGAAACTCTCTGAAGTCCTCTACCGTTAGCGATTTGGCAGCAGGAGTCGTCGGCGCCGCTGGCTGATTGTCTGCTGTGTCCTGCGCTGGCTTACTTGGAGGGACTTTTCCTACCGTCGGAACGACGTCGAGTCCCAATTCCTCTAGCAAAGCTTTCTCTTCTGCCAGTTCGAACACGATCTGCTCGAAATCGGCATCGACGTCACTGTCCTCGATGACGCGTGTTCGGCTTGTGAAGTTGTTTACGACCTGTAGTGCATTGGCTTGAACTTCTTTCTGTGGATCTACCCATGCCCATCGACGCCCGCGGAAGATTGGTTTGTTGAACTTGTCGAACTTAGCGAGCGGTAGCGGAATCGCTCCCGTCATCAGCGACATTTCAAGCCAATTCTCGAAGATTGGACGCTCCGCAATCTCGATGTCGAATTTCTGGATGAGTTTCCACAGCTCGCGTTCATCCAGCATCCCCAGACGACCACTTGAATAGTTCACGCCTTCAAGATCGTTGGCGATGATATTGTAATTCGCGCCTGGCATACCGGCGCACCACGCGCGCAACATTCCTTTTCGGAACAGATCGAAATTGCCATTCGGATGCTTTGGATCGAGCAATGTGCCTTCAACACCCCATGGCAGACCGAAAGACCCGCCAGGTTCAGCACTCATCTCGGACTCCTTAGTAGGATCAGGTCTATCGCCTACTCCCGTTCCTCCGCTTGGGTCCAGTGTGGAAGTGAATTGGAATACCTTACAAGCTGAAACGCGAGCTGCTACGACTTCGCCTTCCTCATATTTGTCCAAATGGCGAGATTTAATGATCACCGGTGCGCTCCACGGCGCCGGCCGCGTTGAATCTCCGTCGATATATCGAGCGTAATGGATGATCTCTTCGGCAGGTATGCGTGTGTAAACCTTGCGATCGCCCATCGATCCCATTGCCGGAGTGCCAAACTGCCAATCCATCGGAGTGCGGGTGATGAAATAATAAGCCGTGCGCTTACCCCACTTATCCCGCTCGATGCCCATTCGGATTTCGTTGCCGTTTTCGAGCTTCGTATTCAGGAAATAATCGCACCATTCAGCGTTGATGAGTTGCAGTGAGTAACCGTATTCGTTAGCGGCCGGACTTCGAATATGCCGAAGGAAGAAATCACCATCGCGCGCGGCAGAGAGCAGTCGGAGTTGGCAGACTTCATTGTAACTGAGCGCACCGGTCATTGTGCAGAACTCGCGCCGCTTCCATCGCGCCCAAGCATCCTCGATTACCTTGTTGGCGTAAAGGTCGAGGTCGCCAACCTGGATGGTAGCCGACTGGCGTTCGTCCAACTCGGCAAGTTGCCGCGAATAGACGTGTCTGAAGCGTTTGTATTCTCCTTTGATCTGAGAGAACTCCTTGCCTGCGGAAGCATACACAACGCGGTCCTCAGTTTCCTTAATCCTCAACCTGCAGGTGATTCCTTCCGAACCGAAAACGTTCGCCCAAAGCTCTTCACGATACTTTGAGAAATAGCAATCAGTCCTGAATAGATCACGGGATCGGGACCGCAATGCGAAGATATTCTGCCAAACGTCGGCATCTTCTGAAAGTGCTGAGATTGCCCAATCCGAATTGATACCACCGATTCCGACTACAGATTTGTAATCGCGCTTTGAAAGAGTTGCGGTCGCGGCCGGCTGTGGGCTTTGAACGGCCAATGCGCGTGAACCGTCCGGAGTTTCAGCCGCGATCCGCAAAGGGTTTTTCTTGCCAAGGCCGCGGCGGCGAGGCGGCGGCTTCGCTAGTGGCTTAGTCGGCCAAATCTTCATTTGAAGCGCGTCACGATTAGACCGTCGTGATTGATTCCACGCATGACCTCTTGTGCTTCACGCTCGCGGATGACTTCAGCCTGTAAACGGGTCCGCAATGCGATCAGTTCGGTCACCTGATAGCGCGTATAGCTGACATTATTGACCGAAACGCTCTGGAATCCACCCGTAGTAAGCTGTGTGATTGCCGTGTTGACGTTATCCAGCATCGTTTGCGCTGTGCTGGCGGCTTGGGTCTGCGAAAGGTCTGGTAAGACGTTCAGAACTCCGGTCTTAGCCGTCGCGCGCTGCCCGGAAGCCCGCTCGGTTGTGTATATTGCGAACATATACCTACCCGAGACCTCAAGTGTTGGATTCAGCGTGAATAGGAAATCTACGCTGCTATTCGTGACATTCGTTGCATTTGTCGTGTAAGGTGCGCTGCCGGGAATCTGCAAAAGATACTGCGCGGACCATTGGCTATTCGGAAACTCGCTAAAGCTCTCCGTGAACAGGTAAGTCCCTCCCTGTTCGATCAATTCGGGCGCACCCGTAGCGGTTGGAACTGCCATGCAATCAATTTAGGGTGTCAATTGGATCAAATTTGCTATTTACCCAGCAATCAATCGCCGTGCCAACTATCTAAAACCGTAGAAAATAAAGTTGCGTTTATTTTCGCATCATCTCTTGACATATAAGCGTTTATCTATCAAAGTGCGGTATGAAAAACAAACCCGAAATCATCAGCAAAGCAGAATACGATAATCACTCCTGGTCAGCGGACGATATGTGGCCCACCGATGGACGCATTGACCCGAACGCGGGCGAGCGCCTTGGTTATATGCAGATCAAGAACGATAACCCGCACATGACCTCATTCACGGTCGGATATAACATCGAGAACGGGATCGCACATGCAATCGTAAGCGGGTTTTCACCGAAGTTCGGTAACTGCAGAGCAGATTATTACTTCAAGAATCGCCAGTGGGTTCTTGGCGCAAATTGACCTGTGAATAAGCACGCTTCGATTCTGGGACGATTAGGCAAGGGTAAGCCTAAAACCTACACACAAGCTGAACTGGAGCGGCGACGAGCGCGTCTGGCGCTCGTCCGAAAACGCAGATGGCTGAAGCGGCAGATTCCTTTATGAAATGCCATCAGCGAATCATTCGGGAACGCAAATCCTTGGAGGATGGTAGCGATGGGTTGTTTGGTGCATTCTGGAAAGATTTGGACACGGACATAAAGAAGGCAGAACTGCGCGAGGTTAGCTTGAGGACCGCTGCTGTGATTATCGAGGAGTACGAATATCTCGGTGTAATGTCAGGCGCAGCAATGAAGGCTTATGGCATTTTCTGGGGTGCTTGCTGTGGAGGTGTCGTAGTTTTTGGAGTAGTTCATCCAAATTCAGTAGCAGAAAGCGTAATCCTTCCACCGTATTCCGAAAAGGTGATCCAGTTAGCCCGCGGAGCTTGTGTTCATTGGGCGCATCCGCACTCCGCCAGTAAACTTATCTCGTTCGCTTTGCGAGAAATTGAAAAAGACGGTTGGCGCATCGTAATTGCCTATTCCGACCCAGACGCAGGAGAAATAGGGACAGTTTACCAGGCGACGAATTGGTTGTATTGCGGATTGACCGCAAAGCGCCCAGATTATTTTAGGAACGGTGAGCGAATAACTGGTCATGTTGGAAAAATCACTGAGGAAATGACTATTGCCCCAAGAACCCGAAAAGGGAGATATATTTTTATCTTGGGTAACAAAAAGGATCAACGCGAAATCAGAAATCGACTTTTATGGAAATCTCAACCATATCCAAAACGTGCGGCAGAGGTGTCAGAGGTGACACGCTGAACGTCCAGTTCAGAAAGTCAGGTTCGATCCCTGACTGCCGCTAAACCTTACCGAATCCAGCCATCCATTTGCTGCCCATCCGGTTCATTCTGACAGGCGGAATTGGTAAATTGTGGTCTGGACCGGGATGATTCAAAGGAGTTTCGTCATCTCCTGAGAACTCTTTTGCGAGCTTTTCGTAGTTCGGACGGTAGATTTGCTCAGCAGCGTTAGCGTAAACTTCGGCATCGAGCGGCTCATTGCGGTCGTCGCTTGATTTCTTGAAGAAAAACCGGTGAAAGTTGCCATCCCTACCCCGTTGCATGACCGATTCCTCGACGGTCAACCCCTTGAAATAGCCTTCCGTAAAACTGGAGGTGTCTGGAAAGTGCATATAACCCTGCGCGGCGGGATCGTTAATCTCGAGCTGCTGGTAAATGACGTCCTTTGCCTCATGCGTTCCAACCTCCCAGACTAATGCCGGCGGAATGCCTCGTTTTGTCGGCTTCTTTGGGATGATCGGCTTAGAAATCGTAGTTGCTCCCTCGCAAGCGTAGATTCGAAGCCGTTGCATCTTGCGAGTAAACGCAAACACCTCGTCAGGTCGAAACCGCGAGTCAAAAAGACCGATTGAAGGGTGAATCCACTTACCGCAGGGATGTTTCCACGCTACGTTTTGGAAGACTGCGGCGAGTTTCTCCCAGAATTCCGCTTGGAGGGGCGAGCCACGTACCACTCGATAATCGATTGCCCAGGATTGCTTGAGATTACCCGAATAGCCCCAGCCTTTGAATTTGATTTCGGCGCGGTTGGACTGAAGATCCGCGCCAAAGCTGATAAAGACCACTTCCGCGGGCAAGAGATCTCGAGGGTCGTAGTGTTCACGACGCTTGTAGAGGACAGTGTGTTCGATTTTCTGGAGGTGTTCGGGTTCATAGCTTTCGGCATCGCGGGTATTTACCAAGACGCGCCGCGCGCGCTCCGGATTATCGGCCTGTTCGACTGCGATTTCTTCCAGGGCAAGCATTTGCAGGAATCCGCCGGGATATTTTTGTCGATCAACAGGATGCGGCCACAGTAGCGCATTAGCATGGAATCCGGCGATTCCCTTAAAATCTGCGGTGGCGTTCCATTTACCGGCCCGCGCCATTTGATTTCTTGCCAGTTCACCGTGGTTTTCATGGCAGATTGGACACTGGAGTCGGGCTAATTCTGTTTGCTCACGGTCGTAGCGCAAGTCTTTTCTGTGCATCACCCACGGGTCGCCACACTTAGAGCAATGCACTTCCCAGACTCGCTTATCCGACAAATCGTATTTGCTATCGATGTTAGATTGGCCTTTTAATGATGGGTATGAGCAGTAGACCTGGATCGTGTCTGGATATTCACTCCCTCGAACAGCGAATTGCCGCAGCTGGTCGCCTTCGTCAGATTCAGCTATTGCGATGGCATCGATTTCATCAGCATAAAGGAAGTTGCCTTTGGCACGTCGAAAATCTCCTGGGACGTTTGCGCCAAACATTGAGATATATCCGCCGGGGAAAATCTTAGAGAGAATCGTGTTATTCGCCAGTCGGCGGCCGCGGCCGTCTTGCAGAACACCCTGTAAACATTCCGTAGGATCGACCAGCTCTCCCATCAGATGTTTCTTGCTCCACTCCTCGGAGTCGCCAATCTTCGGCCACATGACGAGGATCTTGCGCGGGGCTTCCGCGATGCAGTAACCGATTGCCCCGAGAACCGTCATCGTTTTGGTCAACCTAGAGGCCATCTTGAACACGACTTCCCGATTGCGCGGGTTGAAGATTTCGGTGAACATCTCGCGTTGCGGAGGAAAGAAATCGAACGTGAATCGCTTTGTCGATCCGTGGTCACCTGGCATCCTCAGTTTCTTCTCCGCGAATTCCTCCGGAGACATCCGATGCCATCGCGCGAAGTTGGCGATTAAGAGTTTCGCTACGGCTGCGCGATAGGAAGCGTAGGAAACTGGATCAGTCATGCAAACGCGATGTGATTAAGGCATTCATTACCCCATGTTGACCACCCTAAGCGATTGCGCCGCGCGAAAAGCTCCAAGTACTTAGGCGGCGACACGGCCTCAACCATATCGATAAAAGATTCCGGTTTTTGTGAATGCGCGCCGCGCTTGAATCTAAACCATGTCGAATCCCATCGCTGCAACCGTATGTCACGACCACGGCGAGCAAATAAAACGTGCTCGGTTGTTGGAACGTAGGCTCCGCCAAATCCTAACCCCATTGGTTCCTTGCAACCCGTTAATAATGCTGAAGGTTTGAATCCCCACTCGCGCACAATTCGATAGGCATCCTCGATGTAAGGTCCGAACGTCCATACGTAGATATGTGAGTCAGGAAGAGCGAGGGTTGGAATCGGCAATGATGCGATTTCGGAAAGAGTCATCTGAATATATGGCGTAGTGCTTGGAATACCTGCCATTTTACGGATGCCTGAATCCCAATTTCCGTTGTCGCTGTGTGTGCGCGCGCCCGTCTCGGGTTTCTCCCACGGAGGGTCTGCCACGATTGTCGAGAACTTCTCAGTCATGGCTGCCGTTTCCGTTCAGTCTTCCCGCCCATTGCTTCAATCCATCGAAGATTTCATTCGTCACATCTTCGGTTAGATGTTTGCCAGCGTTCGCCTTTAACGTTCCAGAGATTGATTGGAAAACCTCGTTGTCGATCGCGAGACAATCTGCGACCGGGATGCGCTCGCCTCGCTTTACCTCCATGTCTAGATCAATCTCTTCCTTTTTGGCAATCGTGAGCTGCCGAACGGCTTCCGGAGTAGAGATAAATTCACCGGATTGCTCGGACATTCCGCAGTAAATCGCTTCCAAAGCGGTTGCGCAGTCGATCTTGTCGCGAGTCCGTGGAAGTTTCGCCGTTCGCTTGCTAATCGTCCGCCAATCTTTCCCCGTGTGTCGCGCCAACCAGTTCACGGTCACAAGTGGCATTTCGTATGAGTCGCTAAGCTTAACTCTTATCTACTTTTTGACGACAGACAAAAAACCCTCGGCCTGAAAATACTCAGGAAGGACCCGCTCTCTCGAATAAGCTTGACGACCATCGTTAGGCCTGAGCATAATTAATCTCATTGAATTTAGACGACAAACTTCTTGTGTGAACCATTGGCAATGTAGCCCTTGCGTGCCAGTGAATAGGGCTTGTGTGATGCTGCACTCTTCATGTAAAAGGATGGTGGCAATCCGTTATCAGTCACGAATGATTGCGCCGTCTTGCTGATAGTGGCGCGTGTTACGCCGACATGCGATGCGCGCTCAGTCATGCTGATGCCAGAGCATATGGATAGACCAAGACCGTATGCACTACCCCAGAACGCAGTGTTGGCAGAGCGTATATCCCCCGTGCGTAACGCATCCCCCACTCGTGTAGCGAACGCTTCAAGCACACGGATGTAAGACAGGGATGCGGAGCGTATGTCCAACTCAGGCTCGATGTAGTCGATAGGAGTACGCTGATCGATGGCGATATTCGGACTCATTCGAGCATCGACTTTAGCTTATCGTAGAGCAAAGCAGCTGGTTCGAGTGCTGCGGCAAGACTTTGGATTTTATCACCTTGCCACGTTTCGAGCGGGTGATCCTTGAGTTCATGGTTAATATCACCCATGAGCCGTTGCGTCAGCTTGATCGAGTGAAAGTAGAAGTTCGATTCGTGGAGTTGCTGGGGTTTATGTTCGCCGTCGCCATTGCTTTGCAGCTTGAGCCGATATGCTTCGCTCAGATTGCCAACATTTAGCAATTTCTCACGATTCTCGAATATCCATATGTAATTATCGGCGCTCTGTCGGCTGAATGGTGCGAACTCTGCAAGCCACGGCAACCATTCGCCATGTTTTACAGCTCCTTTTACATGGATGAGGATTTCACCGATGCGCGCGGCTAATCCGACGCTTTTGACCGCGAGACCGTTTAGCTCGGTGTTGAGAAAATGAAGATCACGGACTGTCTCAGTCCAGGTATTCGGGTTTGATACCCGCAAAGCTGATCCCATTACGGAATCAGGATTTATCCTACGTTGACAGCAGAGGCAAGCAAAATCTTCATCAGCGTCTTAATCGACGGTCGCTTGATCTTGCGCCAGCTGCTTTTGATTACGGTTATTGGGTGGTTCATATCGCCATCGCCTCGAGCTGATTCTGCGCCGCCCGAAGTCGCGCTCTGAGTGACAAAACGTATTCGTGATCGTTGTCCGGGTCTGCTTCGTGCGTGTCGAGCAAATCCTTTAGACCTTGGATGCGCTGCAGTTTGAGAATCCTGCGGGCCTTGCGCTCTTTGTCCTGCTCGTAGTCGTCCCACTGGGCTCCGAATCTAGCCACGGCTAAATACCTCTCTTGCGGCGCCGCAGTTGAACGCCCGAACCGCGTCGATTAACGCCCAGTCTCTGCCGGTTGCGTCTTTGGTTAATTGAGGGCCGTCCTGATTCCACCAGGATAAGAACGCTCGCGGAGGATGAGGATTCCAGTGCTTGTCTACGTGCTGCTTGGAGTGGACTTGCCGGATTTTATCCTTGCATCCGGCCTGGTCACACAGCTCGTCAATCTCGTCTGCTAACTGTTTCCGTGTTTTAATTGCCATAATTTATCGCTCATCAGTTCGTCGGGATCGCGTCCGTTTTTGGTTGTCATTGGTTTTTCGGCTCGATTCAGCCAGTTGATAAAGCGTCGTCGGGAAGGAGTTAGCTGTCGTATTTTGCACCATTGATGCATCTTTCCGAGTTCCCTGTCGACGTCGACGCCCGAATAGGTCTTATCTGATTTGAGCGAAGCTACCCACTCAGAATCGACTAATCCATTCCTGCCTGTTGGCATCCGCCTGACGGATGCCTCTTCTTTCTTTCTGCTTCTGCTTCTGCTTCTGCATGTGTTACTCGGCGTTACGGGTAACGCTTTCGTAACGGTCGTAACGTTACTCTTCTGACTTTCCCTCCAGCGCTTCTGACGCTCGGCGTTGGTGTAGTCGCGCTCTCGGTATTTCTCGTAATTCAGAACGCGATAGCCTCCGTCAACGCGCTCGACGCGCTTCCCAGCGTTGTCCGGTGTTCTACTTTCGTCGTCCGGAGACATGAACAAGTCGAGCGCCCGCCTGGCAACCTCGGCGGGTATTCCCGCCTCGCGAGCTATTGCTGAAGCCGCGGCGCGCACGAATCCGGTGGCGTCGGCCAACAGTAAAAGCGTGATCCAGCATATTTTGGTATCACTGTCCTCAGCCCAGAGGCTTGAGTGGATAATTCCGCAGTCGAGTTTCACAAAAGGCATGGTTCATTCTGTCGTAACGGTGTTACGTCGTCAAGCGGCAACACCTCTTGAGCCATTCTTTTCGCCGCGATCTCGCAATACTTTTCCTCGATCTCGATTCCGATTGCTTTACGGCCAAGGTCCTTCGCGGCTCGTAGCGTTGAACCGCTACCCATGAAGGGGTCGAGGAGAGTTCCAAGACAATTCATTTGTTTAATACAAAATTGCATCAATTCGATTGGCTTTTGTGTAGGATGGACATGGAATCCAACTTCTGAATCTCGATAGAAACCTGTCCACATGTGGGAGAATAATTGCGGTGCGCCCTTCTTGGATAACCAAGCCATTTCACAACCCGTTCCCAGTCCTAATTGGTGACTTGGAACTCGCTTATCCCATATTATCCAAGAACCTACGGTAAGTTTATCACTGAAGTAGTTCGCACCCCATAAACACGTAGGAACTTTCAACGCTAACAGCCACGATGCGTCAAACGGTTTATCGTCGCCATGCACAGGTGGATGATTCTTGCCTCTCCATTTTGCGCCAGTGCTGTCATGTCCTACGATTCCCGAATAATCACAGTTGTGGTTTATCCCATACGGAGGATCAGTAAGCACAAGATCAACCTTCGGGAGTGACGGTAAGATTTCACGACAATCTCCGTGATAGATCGTGACGGATGAATCTTGGTAGTAGGGCTTCACAAGAAAGTTTTACGCGGAGTTACCCCAGAACATTCTGCCGGGCCTCGCGGTTGCCGGAACTCCGCGTAAAGTCATTTCCTCTCCTTCACCCTTGCGAGCAGTAATGCGTCGTCGGTTTCTTGTTTGGCGTGCAGGTATAAAGCGCTTTGTAACACGCGCATTGCTAGTTTGTGCAGCGCATCCACCATCGGTTGCTGTGCTGCGGCTATGGCTGCGTCGAGAGCGGTGGTGTCGGGCGACATTGCTTTATCGAAGTCATCATCAGCGTTCCAAAACTCTTTTGCGTGAGCTTCGTGTTGTGTTGAACCGAAAGCATTAAAAGCATTCGCCATGCGGTTACGACAACCATTGAGTTGCTTCATCGCCGCCTGTGCTTTTGCTAACTGCTCGCGGAGTTGCTGGATTTCCTTTTCGCGTTTGTCGATTACTTCGTCGTAGTGTTCTAAATCTTCACGAAGTTCCTTACTGCGCTCCCGCTCGGCGGTGATGCTGGCGTTGATGTCGAAAGCTATTGCTTGCATCTGTTCCTTAAAACTTCCGTCCTTGGCTTTCGTGTCCAAATATCCCATCAAGTGTTCTGCCGTCCATCCTTCCTGCTCGGTGACTGCTTCGCAAGCGTGAATCTTCCCCTTGTCTGCCGCGTGTTCAGTTTTCATAAGTTTTTAAGCCAAACCATTATGACGATCGCTATCCAAGCTGAGAAAAATATCAGCAAACACCACAGTAATTTCATGTAGTTTCCAATTCCCTCAGCTTCGTAATGTTTGCTATTCGCTCAATTGCGCGGTCAAAGTCGGAGTGAAACTGATTGATCGCCGCGCGGATCATCGACATTGCTTTTTCGTCACGGTAGATTTCAAGAACGAGCGCGGGGAATCCACGACGATAGCTCACGAAAATCCATTTATGGAATCCGGTGGCGAACATCGAACCGTAAACCTGTGCGACGTATTCCTTGGGAAGCACGCCCATACAGAGATATTTGCAATGCGTATGTGCCGCTGGGCTTTTAATTTCGAGCCCGCAGTCATTATCGGGAGTTCCACTGTCCTCAATGATACCATCCGGCGAGCAACCGAAACGTCCATCGTCGGTTGTGATGAAACCGAGCTGCTTAATCTTCTTATCGTATTCGAGCGCATACCAGGGTCTCGCCTCTTCCTCAACGATCATGCCTTGATCCAACATGAAACTAGATGCGCTCAAGTCGATCAGCGGTCGCCCTTGCAACTTCTCGGCCACCTTTTTGTAAACGTAGGTTCGCGGAAGTTCACCTTTTCGCAGTTCAAATTCCGGCGTGAGTAGGTTATCCAACCCGCTCGCTGTCGGGATTCCGAAATGGAGCTTTGTCCATTCGAGTGTGCCTTGTTCGCAGTCGTGGATTACCATTGCGATTTCTCCGGTGACAGCTTTTCGCGCGCCGTCTTCGCCGCCTCTTTGCGCTTCAGTAGTTCGTCCAGAACCGGCCAGCGTTCGTCTGAGATTTCAGCGTAATCATTTGATCCCGCGTACTTCAAAAACGCTACCTCATCAGCCCCTACCTCTCCTACCCTACGCTTTAAGTCTAATGCTAATGCTTCTCCGATTGGCTTCCCGATCATGCGCGCGTCGTCGTCGTGATCCACAATGATCGAGAAGGCATCAGAGAACGCGCCACGTTTAGCGTAGGAGTGCGTTGAACCGTCAGCCTGGGAATCATTAGCCTTTGGTGGTGCCGACGTCCTCACGGTGAACGGGTGAACACGCTTATGCCCGCTTGAATGTTGAACCGTGCAAATCTTGGTTATGCGTCCGGGTTCGGATGGTCCTTCCGAGAAGCTGTAACTAAATCCGTTGCGCAAAGCCACCGGCCGCACGATTGCCTCGATTTCTTCAAGTGGTGCGAATCTGTAGCGAACCGTTCCGTCGTTATTAGGAACTGGCTTCGTTGCTTGAATCGGTGGCATTTCGGCCATGAGCCGGTTGAACGCGACAGCGAAGTCCTTCTCGGCCAGCTTTGCATCCATCCGCTCGTAAAGCCCTACGAACGATTCGATTGCTTTAACGTTGTCGCTTGTGACACCTCCGGTCTTTACTCCTTCCACTAACGATTGAAGCATCAGCGCAACTGACGGCTCAGCCTTCGCCTCAACTAACTGCATTTGGGGAATTTCTGATTTCATGTTTTGGTTTTATTCTTCTTGGTTTTTGCTTTGGTAATAAATTTGGATCTTGCGCTCGTGTCCGGCGCGGAGTGGGTGGTGGGATTGAAAGTGCGCGTCGCATACGGATTTGTTGTGGCCTTGAATGTCGATGATGCGCGTTGATGGATAGGGGCCGGAACACAACTCACAATACGGACGGTGCTTCAATAGCCATCGGTGAAATGCGCTCATTTCTTTCGATGTTTTGCGGCATTCGGACAGGTCGCAAAATGAGATACGTGGCGTGTCGGATCGTATTCTGAGTCGCCGGTCTCAAACTTTGAGTCTGCCACATCCACAGGCATAGACTTTCCGAGCTTTGTTTTCATCCATACGATAGGAGCTTGGCAACTTCGGCAGTGTTCGATATTCATTATTGCCTCCAGCCTTCTCCAAGTTCCTTCTCTCCTTGTTCGCTGCTGAGATAATCCAGCGCGCCATTGTCGCTTTGGTTCGCCATTTCGCGGTCGAAGTATTCTCCGATTTCCTTGAGATCTTTTAGTTCTGCTTCCCATCGCTTTTTCCAACTGTCCGCTGATGATTGGTCGAGGCCAATTTCACGGTCGAATTTCTGGACGTGCGTTTCACGGTCGCACAACTGCAAGCGTCCGAAGCGTTGCTGCATTGCTTCCATACGGGTGATGATGTCTGTTTTCATGCGAGCAACCTAACCGTTAGCTTTTAGCTGTAAAGATTTATTTTTAACTTTCTTTTTGCGCCTCTTTCCGTTGGCTCGGGACGACTCGGCCTTGCGTTCAGTTTTCCTGCTGCCGAGGATCGACATGGCCGCCTTGATGATTGTCTCTTGATCTGTCATTTGACAACCAATACGGTATAAGCTAACGGTTAGCAAATGAAACTATTGATAATCGCACTAATGGCGGGAGTTTTCGGATGGTTGCTTTGCTACGGAGCGATGAAAACTGCAGAGCAAATCGTAAAGCCTCACAATGATCGAATCGAGGCGATGCAGTGAATGAAGTAGGAAAGTTAGGTCTGCAAGCGCAGATAGCCAAGCTCCTGGATCGCCTTAGAATCGTTTACGTCCGAAGCCGAACGGACAAGCGCAGTACTACGCAAGCTGGAACTCCCGATTTCATTTTCTCAGTTTGGGGTCAAGGTGTCCACGGGACTTGCGCCGTGGGATGTGCATGGGAAGTCAAACTACCTAAAGGTAAACTGCGCCCGAATCAGGAAAAAATGCGGGATAGAATGACGGCCAATCCAAATGCATGGAGATATTCGATAATAACCTCCGTCAATGACGCAACCTCGGAACTTAAGCAGATAGGATTGATCAGTTAAGCTGGCTGCAGGACGTAGCTTTTCCCATTCACGATCGCCGGAACTCCGGGAAAGATCACGTATTCGATAGCGTGTTCGTCAATTCCACCGTCAACCGGTGAAGGATTCAAGCCAATAGCCGAGGCGCACGCGCAACTGATCTCGCCCAGCTTCTTATGAGGCCCCACGTCGCCCACTACGGCCGCTGTGTGCTTTCCGTTCTTCGTGTTGGTCACATTGGCAAGGCAACCAATCACGACGCCTTTAACGCCATTCCTGATCGCTGGGGGCACGACGATATAGCGATCAATGTCGGCGTTTAGATCCGGCTTATAGGTTGTCTCGTCCTGCGCTGTTCGGTCGCCGTGATGCGGCCCGACTCCGTCGCTGTCGATTGCAGCCTTGGCCCTGAAGTGAACCGAATCGTCGTCGAACTCGTAAATCGGCTCGCCTTCGATTGTGGCGATTAACCTCACTTACCAGCGCTTCCACCCTGCGCTGCAATCGCCGCCGCTAGCGCTTGCGTCTGCTCTTCCATCGCCGTCGATAGATCGCTGACAGGTTGAAGCTGCTCCGCGGTGGCGCCGTTCTCAAGCGCCGCGGCGACCGCGGCGTCGATGCGGGCTTGAATCCCGCCGATGAATACGATGGCGCTTTGTTCCACTCCGGTGGTTTCGGTGACTTGGGCTGTGAGTTGATCGAGGATTGGACTAGGCATTTTGTTCTTTCTGTGTTGGTGTTGTTTGCTGCGCATTAAGTGCGTCTGAAAGTTCGTCTGTGTTTTGCTTGAGAGTTGCGGTAAGTTTCTTCTCGGTATCTAGGACGTCAATCAGTCCTAGGAGTCTATCGATTACTCTCAACAGGATTCGGATGATCTTGTCGTTGTTCATCTATAGTGTACGGTGTATTTGAGACCACCCTGAGGATTACCGTTAGTGTCCTTGGCATAGCCCTCAATCGAACGGGAGTCCACGCTTTTTTCGTAGCTTGCGAGCTGTGAAGTCGTGCAGGAAACCAACCAGCAACCGATAGCAAGAACCGCAAAGATCAAGAACCGAATCAGTTGCCGTTTCCACATCCTCATAATGCGTACTGCACCAGCTCAAAAAGCCAGTAAATCAGGATAACGCAGATCACACAGATTAGAACGATCTGAACCGGCCTTGGAATAGCGACGCCAGCCCATTGCAGGAGGGCCCAGATGCCCCAAACGACGACGCAAATAATGGCGATCTTGAAAAGCAGTCCGATTACGCCACTTGGAAAAGCAATAGAGGCCAACGCTAATACGCTCATAACCCTATCGCAGTGTCAATTTTGGTTTCTGTCGTCGGCACCGGATCGGATGCCGGATTCATCACCGTCACCGGCGCCGGAGCGTCCGGACTCGGAGCCTTCGCGGTTTCGGTTGGCGTGGTCTTAACCAGCATGGCCGTGAGCGCACCACAAAGACCGCCAGTGAGCGTATTTAGCTCGGGTGGCACCTTGACCCCAAGATACGACAGAACGCAGATTGTGACCACGCAGAGAAGCGCCATGATGGCGATTGTGCCGGTAATCATGGTGATCGCTGTCTGATTCGTGGAAGTGTTGCCGTTCATCTATGGAGCATGAAGTACAGCAAGAAGCCGCCGACAATCTGAACAAGCGTAATTAAAACTCCCAATGCGCCAATCCAGCTAACGATTCGCGTTTCAACTGCTGTCATTCGGTTACGCAGAATATCGACGTCTGCTTGCAATCTGTCGTGCAGCGGGCGCAGGACGAGTTGGTTTCTGTCTTGGAGATTTTCTTCCCTAAACTTGTTCATCTCCTCAAGCCGACGATCCATGTCGCGTGTGGCCAACTGCAACGCTTCACGCAACGCGCGAAACTTCTCCTCCATGTAATCACGGAGGGTGACTTCTACATGACGCGCCAGTTCTTCGCGCTCGGGTGTCATTTGCTTATCCACATCAGGGGAAACATTACAATCTTACTTTAGTTGCGTAATGTCACCGAGTGGCTTTTTCAGGGCGTTGCGTTGATTCATTCAGTTGCACGGTTTGTCGCAGATGAACGCTAAGTCCAATTGTCTGACCTTCGCTAACTTTTGAAACTGCTTCCTCAATATTTTCGGCTTGGACCGCGATTTGTTTTGTAACGATATATTCCATTGTGTGTTCTATTTTACTGTTTGTTGACCAAAATAAATCGTAAAATGCCGCTCCATACTGTCCGCTATTTAGCATTGCTTTTCGCTTAGCACATCCACTTTCTGGACGTAACTGATGAGTGCTAGGATCAACGCACGGAAGGCCCAGTGTGCGCGCTATTGGCGTTGCGACAGAAGCTATGGCATCACCGATTCTCATCTAACATGGAAATCCAACAGTCTGACAGAAAGGCGGAATATCTCCGATTCTCGGACAACAATAGGTGTCCACCGGGCAGCAATCAGGGAAAGTCTCGTCGGTGTCTCCGCAGCAGGTGCAAGGTTCCGGGAAACATCGAAACTGAGGTAGAGTTGAAGAGCAAATAGTTCCACACTCAATCGTTCCCGGAAAGTCGGCGCAATGCGAAGGATCTTTACACGTGTCGCCAAGATGAAAATTAGAATCTGGTATGGCTGCGCAGTCAGCCTCAGTCAACCCATCCGCACAGGTGTTAGCGTAGCAGCAGGCTCCAGTTCCTCCTCCGCAATCATCACACGGGCTAGATCGGCTAGGACAATCGCAACAGTTATCACCGGAGTCCGGCTGTGGCATGTAATTGGGCACACGCTAATTGGTAATTACGAAGGTATGTTCAACCGAAGCATTGTTGACGCAGACATTCAGATTTAGGGTATTGCTTGGCGGAAGGCTTTTCAGGAAGTTATCATCAACTCCAAACTTCACGTAGTCGGTTCCGCGCTCCTCGATCTTAAGTCCAGGACCCAGCTTAATCGTTTTCTCGAAACCGTTGTCCCAATCGTCTAGAAGTCTCTTGAGCCGGTCGTAGGTCTCCGCTGACAGCATGATCGCGTCGGGCATAATTCGTTAGGGAGACTTTCCGATGAACGTAGTAGCAAAAAAGAAATAATAATTTCTCCACTGCTCCTCGACATCAAAGAAACTTCGATTGGCTACCGGGTCATACTTGAAATTTATCAGTTGCCATCCGCGTGGGTGAGACTTGTAAACGTTCGAGAAATAATATGTCGAGTTCACGCTCACGAGTTCTGATATAAAAGTCGTTCCGTTGTAATACGTCACAACTGCGCCCGGTCCTACAGCGAAGGTGACCGGAACCGTTACGTCGCCCACATTCGGAAAATTGAGTGCCTTTGCACTGCCGGGAAGCGCGTACATATTTGCAAGCGTTCCAGTGAAATCCGGCTCGGTCGTCGAGTTATATTTGACCGTCACTTTCGGTTCAGGAAATCCGAACTGATTCGGGTTTTGTCCTGTCAGGCCGACATTAGTAATCCCACCCAATCCAACTACCGCGAAGGTCTGTTGATTAAACTGCGAATCGTAATTGAGAACCGTGTCTGCGAATACTTGCCTAGAAAGCGTCGCGCCGATTCGGTTCGGGTCCTGTCGCTTAAACTTGAATTTAGCTCTGGCAATCCTGCCCTCGATGTAATCAATAGCTGGTCCATCTTCGGTCAGGTCGAGAAGGAAAGAGGATGGAATATAACCGGTCGATTCGATAGCCGAGACGCTCGCTCCGGCAGCGGGTAGGTTGCTAAGAATAGTGCTTCCATCCGGCCAGAGGGCGCTAACCATGCAACTCTGAATTCCGCTGGGCGACGTGCTGATGCTGGTAGCCGCTTCAAACGTCCATCCACTTACCGCCGATCCTAACTGAATTGGAGATGTGCCGGCCATGTTATTGGATGCTGATAGTTAGGCCAGCGAGAGGGGTAAGCCCGCTGAAATCGTATCGCGATAAGTCCAGAAGGTTAGTGAAATCAGCATTTAGTAACGCTGGAAGTCCGGTCTTCTCCTGCTTCGCTAATCTGTCAGCGTCTCGCAGTTCAGCGGCTGCTATCGGTCCAAGAGGAATTCCGGCGTCTCTAGCTCTTCTGAATTCTTCGATTTGTTGACGACCGCGTTCTGCGTCCGCTTCTTTCTTTTGTTCGGCAGCGAAGTTTGAAACAAACCTTCCGCTGCCGACGTCTGCAAAGAATCCAGTTATCGCTTCGGCCGTCTTGATCGACTCCTTGAGTTTTATTTCCTGCTGCTTCTTTCTGAGTGTTGCATCCGCGATTCTAAAGCGATCGTTTTCAACCTCAAGTAATTCGCTCGCGGCTTCAGTTTGAGCGAGACCTGCTGCTACTGCAGATTGAGCCAATTTCCCGAGCCTTTCTTTGTGATCGGTCTCTAGTTTATCGAGATCCGCGAGTTCCTCTTCACCGTTAAGCCGCTCGGATTCGATCCTATTAAGGTCGTTTTGTTTTGAAGTCAGATCGAATACATCACGCACAGCCGCCTTCCGTAACTGATCTAGCTTTTCTTGATCCGCCGCATTCTGCGCCGGTATAATCCCAGCTAGCGGCCCCACTCCGCCGGTTCCGAACAGTGTTGCGAGAAGTGAATGAGATCGCGTTACTTGCTGGCCGGTTATTTCCTCAACCTTCTTTTTGATCTCGTCGAGGTTTGAACTTATCTGGTCTGTTCCCAGGAAATCGGGATTGCCAGCCCTAACCGAGAATTGCGTGATTTTGAATAATTCCTCTCGGGCTTTTGATGCTTTTTCAATCATCGCGACAATGGCCGCGCCCGCCGCGACAGCAGCTGCCGTGAAAACCGTAAGCCCTATTGGAATCCTAAATACTCTTTCAAGTGACTGCATAGTTATCAGCGTAGCATCTGCGGCATTATTGACGTTGAAAAGACCTTGAGTGATGTTTGCCGTGGCAGTTCGTACAACGCGGTCGCCACGAATGAATCCAGCTCCGATTCGTTCGCCGCTTGCTCCGAGTCTATCATACCCAGTTCCCAACCTGGCGAGAACATCGAAGCTATTAGTCGGATCAGTTCTTAGCGTTAGCGTATCTTCAGGCATTTAAGGCAGGTGCTTTCCCGGTATGCTGCAATGCGATTTGAATAGACGCTCGCAGTTTATCCATCGCTATGCGCACGGCTTCTTGTTTCTGCGCAGAAGAGAGAATCGCGCTGGCGTATGGGACTTGGTTCGTCATCGTGATCGACATCACCGTGGCGCCATAATTCTCGATGACCGTTCCCGGAGCGTTTTGTCTTGAAATCCATCCTGGTATTCCGCGCGTCCCGCCCAATGCTCTAGCACACGCTGCCCATCCTCCTTTTCCGAATCCGACTTTCTTTGTCTCGGTTAGGACATAGGATTTCAGTTTCTGCGCGTCCTTCACAACCATGACTGGCTTCTGCGAAGCAGGGATTCGTCCCTGATTGTTACGTAACTGCCGGTGTTGCGCGCCGCCGTCAAAGTTGTCAATCAGCGTTCCTTTTAGCCTCGAACCTTCACGATTAAGAATCTTCGCCGCTCGGTCCCATGCGCTGGTTTTGACAGCTTTCCAGAATCCGGCCTTAGCGCCATCGTCCGAAATATCGTCGTAGGCTTTGCCCGGAGTCGCATAGACCCTGTAGATGTCCCGCGTCGTCGCCACGACGCCTAAGGCTTGCGCTTTCTCGTCAATCCCGAATGGTTGTGCCTGAAAAGCGGCAGACACGGCACAGAGCCTTCCAGCTTGATGCAATACAGCCGGCATCGACGTCTTTAGATTCAGACCCTTCTCGCGGCAATACTGCGCGATGTGCGACTCATGTTTAACCCGAACGATTGGCATTTCATTAAAAGCGGGAGTGTCACCGACGTGCGAATAATCCCATTATCCTCTTGAATTTGCCCATGAGATTCGCCCTGTCTTTGGGTCGTCGAGTTTCTCGCCCTTCCATGCAATAAAAGCTGTGAATCATTAGGTTAAGTTCGGTGAGCGGCATAGACCAAAGAACCTCATCGCGCGTGCAGCCTAACTCCCGACGGAGGACGTAGACGACGAGTGCTTCTTCTGGAGGCGTGTTTTTTTTTGCACGGAGCGTTTACGATCGGGTACGGCTTCGACGCTTGTTTCTGCCGCGGCTTTCATACTTTCCTCGTAAATCCGTTTAGCTTCGATTTTATCCTCGTTCGTGAATGGTCCCCAATGATCCATCCATCGAGTTAATTCATTTCGGAAAGTCGCCACTTTCCAGCATTGTTCAATCATCCGGTTTCTGTGCTTATCAATGGTTTCCTCATTCATTGGATGAAGCAGATATACGAACGCTAACCAAGTGTAGAGACCGGTGTCTTCTGGATCGCGCACTTGGTTAAAAAGCAATTCGTAACCGTAGGTAAACGGGAAAAGCTCCGCACCCTTGAATGAATATGTCGGGCGCGTGAATTCTGATTTAGGTTTCTCCACGACCGAAAGCGGTGCTGCGATCTGGTCGTCCTGCGTTAAATCTTCTGCTGGTTCGTTCATAATCTGGCTATCATGTGGTTTCTGTCTTTTTCGTTCATGTCCCGGCTGATAAGGGCAGAGTGTTCTCCGTCGCGCATCTCGATCATCGGGATGCACTCAGGATCTTTTACCAACTTCGCAAGCCAATCCCGGTAGCGAATCCATTCGATCATCCAATCAATACAAAGATCGTTGGACAACGGGCGTTGCTCCTTGGGCTTTCCGCCCTTCTTAATGAGATCCGAGATGACTTCTGCTCCCTTAGAGAATATCCATTGGCGGCCGCTCGGATCGTAGCCGATCAATTTAATCTCGCAGGCTGAGAGAATCGACGCGGTGTGTAGTGAGGTCGTTGCGACAGTGATCTTGCTGGACGGCTTGTATTTCTCTGGTCGCTTTGCCACATCGATCATTCGGGCACGCTCGACGCCTACCCTTCGCATCGCGGTCAGAGCGTCGTCATATCCAGAGATTGAGTATTTACCGGTTGGAGAATTCCACCACAGATCAACGTCGCTCGCCGTGAATGATCGAATCGCGTTTGTATCGTGATGATAAAAGGTAACGACCGTGCGATGGGTGTCAGCGTTGATAGTCACCCCAACAGGTTGTGCGTCGAGCCGGAGCGAGAACCCAAGTGGGCAGAGCGCAGCAGAAAGCCGGATGTCGTGCGTAGCGAAGCGACTGTCGCCAATCGGCATCGAGCCGGATGGAGCGTCGGCTATGGTCCCGAGAGGATCTGGCATGAGAAATATGGTTGCATTTGGTTTAGAAGGCTGCGCGTTGCATCCCGTTCCAGGTTGCCTCACGGAGTTGTGCGGCTTGATGTCCGAGCTCGAAACGATCGGTGTAGAGTGTTCCGCTGGCAACGCCGTTTCCGGTCGATGTGTTCGTGATCGTCTGCGCTACACCGATAGACGCCGCCATAATGCCGGTTGAACCGTTGGCCGCGCCCTTGATCGTCGTCACGGCTTTGAAATCATGGTAAACGGTGCCGGAAATATAGCCCTTGCTGCCGTCATAGAAATCGAACTTCGATGAATCCACGACTCGCGTAAACGAATCGATGATGATGCCCGTTTCGCTGGTCATCAAGAAGACGCCATTGGTTGCGAGTGAACCGAGAAGGATAGGATCTCCAGCGGCCATATTATGCAGCTACATTCGAGCCGGTGATGTAGAAGTTAAGTCGGTTAGATCCGATGCCTACCCCAAGTGATGTCACATACCAGCCTGACACTCTGTCTTCGTAAGGATTAACGTTACCCGGCCCCGTTCCTGCGATCACGACATTCCCAGCTGCGATTGTGTAACCTGGTGCAAAGTTCGGATCGCGCGAACAAATCACCATATCCTGCTGGTTCGATGCTCCTACCATAGCGATGCCAGCCACGGGACTATTGGTTAAAGCATTAGCGAGCTTGTAGGTGTTCGTCGTGGAGTCGAGATAAAGCGGTTGTCCCTGCGTGATCGTAGTTCCTGCTGTTCCGGTGAATATCGTGGCGGAGGATGAATGCAGGACGTTTGCAGCGGTGATCGAAAACGTAGCCATATTCTCAATGGCTTGATTTTGTCAACGAATCAGATTTGCGCAGCGATGAACGTCGCGGGAACCGTCCTGATGCGCTCAAGTCCCTGCTCCGTTCGCGTGGTGGCATCTTGATTCGTGATTCCGTAGATTTTAAGATGCTCGCTTGAGAATGGAACCTCGCGACCATTGATTGCGCCCCATACGTTTGGACTTGGCATTAACCGGAACCGGACTGTCTCGGTCAAACCGTCCAGGAGGGTGCCGTCCCAGTTGTCGGCCTCGCCATTAACCCTGATCTTAATTTCGACTACGAGATTTCTAATGCCTGATCCCATCTTAAATTCTCCGCGGTCTATCGCCGTAACGATGATTACCGACTG